CAAAAGGTAAATCTGTTTTGTATTTCACTATTGAAATGGACACAAGACAGATTCTACAAAGAATTGCCGCTATTTCCACAGGTGTGCCTACTAATCGTATAAAAACTAAGAATCTTGCTCCAATGGAGTGGGAGAAAGTTGCGACTTGGTGGGCAGACCGATTTGAAGGTGGAGATGAATGTCTTAATGAGTACAAGGAACATCAAGATTTTGATAAGTTCCACTATCAACTTACTAGAAATAAGTTGGCAGAAAAGCCTCAAATAGATGTACATTATGACCCCTCGCTTACACTAGCTAAAATAATAAGTGTAGTGAGACAGAAACAAGCGCAATTACCTGACCTTGGAATAGTGATAGTAGATTACCTAAACCAGATTAGACGCCATAACGCACCAAACCGTTCAGGACAATACGATTGGACCGAGCAAATCGAGATCTCAAAAGGTCTCAAATCTCTCGCACAAGAGAGCAAAGTTCTAGTTCTCTCCGCTTTCCAGACTAATGAGAAAGGAGAGGCAAGATTCTCAAAAGGAATCTTGGATGCTGTTGACGCTGCTTACAGCATACAGCATTGGGGAGACGCAGAGCCTTGTATTAAGTTAAAATGTGATAAGATGAGAAACGGAAAAGCGGAGCCATTCGTTTCAGAAATGAATTGGGACACGCTAAAAATCGGCCCGCACACTGCTCTAGACCCAGATGAAAAAGCTGAGTTAAAAGAAACAATGACAACAGGAGAAGATACATATGATATTTAATCCTAACTGGGCACCTAATAGGATGCTAGTATTTCAAACAAACATACTAGATAAAGGTATGAAAGAAGTACGAAACTTTGAATACCCTCTTGTATCTACTAGAGCATGGATTCAAGGACAGCAAGGAAGAATAGACATAAGATTATATCACTTTATCAGAGATGTATTAGATAAAGGATTTGTAAATCCTATACAAGTATGGACAGATGGAAACTATATAACAGTACCTTATGGAATGAATAGGCTATGGTTGTGGAAGTTATTTCCTGAGATTAATCTAGACTGTCTAGTTATTGTACCAGGTGTACACGATACAAGATTTATAAAGAATAAGTTTGACAAGATTACAGAGTTAACACCAAATAAAAAAGGTGGAAACAATAAAATCGACATGAAGTTTGATAGAAGATTACCCCCACTAAAATATGTAAAGTGTGGGAATCTATATGAACTTGGAGTTGATAATGAGAAATTGATTTTTAAAATACCACTTGAAAACCCAGAGTGGGATAAAGAATGGAAACAACTACAAAAAGAAAAAGGCTTTACGTTGTGGATGGGTAATGAAAGATTTTATTCTATAGGGAAGCCTGTGGAAGATTATGATGTAACTGATGTTAGAGGAATATATCAGTTATTCTATAAGTGCTTTTTTGATAGAAATAAAACATGGGACAAAGTATGGTACAAAAGAAAACAGTAAAGAATGAATATTTATGGATGCTTAACCCTATTTCAGAAAGAAGTAGAAAAATAAGAAAACAAGGACAAAAGGAAGACGCTAGGAGGGCAGGAGTATGGTTTTATATACAGAAAAACAATTAGAAGAAGCATGGCATTGTCATTGTGCAGAAATTGCATATATGAATCAGGAAAGCGAACGTATGAATCTACCCTTTCCTACTTTGGAAGAGTTTAGACCTATGTACGAAGAAACAATAGAAGATATACACAATGGTAATATATAATGGCAGATGATAGAGTAAGTAGAGAAACAGCAGAGCTAGTGCCTTTGCCTCCGCATACATGGTATGTAAGAACAATAGGATGGTTGTTAGAACAAGATAAAGTCAAAGAAAATATAAAAAATGTTCCACCAAACGAACCGCTAAAAGAAGCACTAAGAAAAGAAGGAGTACGTTCTCCCCTTCTCTGTATGCCTAACTGGTACCCTATTGCAGGAAGTCAAAGACTAAGAGTTCTTAGTGAATTACCTGAATTATGGGAACAAGAAGTTAGAGTATGTAGGTTTGATAAAGAATGGTGGCTAATTTATTACCTATGGGGAGACAAAGAGTTTAGAGATAAAGCTGTTGCTGTTTGGTTTCAAATGGCAGAGTTAGTATGGAAGTCTATGTATTATGAGGACGACCCAAAGTTTAGAGAGTATGAAAGGCTAGGTGACGAACTACCATGGAAGCACAAGAAGAATATCCTAAAATAGTTCTTGACACACAACCGAAAATCGGTTATAATATATACAATAATGACGGCAGAAGAACTTTTACAACAGAAACACATTGAATACCACATCTCGGGAAAGGATGCGAAGATTCATTGTCTAAATCCTGAGCATGATGATAGTAACCCTTCAATGCGCGTCGATAGAATTACAGGGATATTTCACTGTTTTTCCTGTGGTTTCAAAGGAAACCTATTTACATATTATGGTGCACCAGCTTCTCCATTAGAAGTTAGAGCGCACAGAATCAAAGAAAGAATACAAAAAGTCAGGTCAGAAACCGTTGGTATATCACTCCCAAAAGATAGACTAGCATGGAAAGGTGGCGGTTTTCGTAATATAAGCGAAGATACCTTAGCCATATGGGATGCTTTTACTTGGAATGTTCCCAAGTTTGAGAACCGCATCATCTTCCCTATTCGTGACATCACAGGAAAAACAGTTGCACTTATCGGCAGAGCAATAAATGATATAGGAATAAATAAGTACTATATCTATCCCAATGGGGCAGAAATGCCCTTTTGCCCTGCAAAAGTAAAACCTTTTCAAAACAGAGTTATATTGGTGGAGGGTATCTTTGATGCTCTTAACCTTTGGGACAAAGGTCTCAAAAATACAGTGTGCACATTTGGTACACAACAAGTGAATTGGGTCAAACTAAGTCTACTAAAGCTACAAGGCGTTCAAGGTTTAGATATTATGTTTGACGGGGATGAGGCGGGTAGACAAGCTGCTGAACAAGCAAAAAGTTTAGCAGAACAATTAGAAATGAGTGCTAGAGTAGTAAAACTAAGAGATAATATAGACCCTGGCAATTTAACAAAAGCAGAAATAGAAAGATTAAAGGAAAAATTATATGGCTAACGTAGCAATAATAGAAAAAACAATGACAAGTACTAATTATGATAAGTACTTTGATTTTGACTATGACAGGTATGCCCTGTGTTCAGATAGTTCAAAACAGAAAATATTAAAAAGAGATGTTGATATTGAAATCGATATCGACTCGTACGATTGGCTCATTCTAGTAGGTTCAGAGCCTTTCAAAAACTTTACAAGAAAGACATCAATAACAGAGTACAATGGAAAAATTGTTGATGATAAGTTTTTAGGTTTAATTAACCCTGCTATGATAAAGTTCAGACCAGAAGCAAAGAAGTCGTTCGAGGAAGCAATTGAGAGTATATCGGGGTACATAAGCGGAGATTTAAAACAAATGACGCTAGGCGAAAACCAAGTATATGGTATACAAGAGAGTGAAGAACTGCATAAGTATTTGCAAGAAGCGTTAGACCACCCAAACAATTACATAGCACTTGACTCTGAGACATCAGCATTATATTGCCGTGATGGTTATATGCTTGGTTTCTCTATGTCATACAAAAAAGAACATGGTGTCTATGTAGACACAGAATGTATAGATGATAAAGCAGAACAAATGATGCAAGAATTATTTGATAAGAAACGAGTTGTATTTCATAACAGTAAGTTTGATTTACAATGGTTTGAGTATCATTTCAACTTTAAGTTCCCAAACTTTGAAGACACAATGCTAATGCACTATATGTTTGACGAAAACCCAGGAACACATGGACTAAAACAACTAGCCATGAATCATACTCCATACGGAGACTATGAGGCAGAACTTGATAACTATATACAAGAGTACAAGAAGAAAACAGGAATATTAAAAGCAGACTTTAGTTATTCTATGATTCCATTTGAAACAATGAAATACTATGCTGCAATGGATGCCGTAGTTACCTTCTTGTTATTTGAAAAGTTTGAAGCAGCAATATTGAAAAATGATAAATTATACTGGGTATATAAAAATCTTCTTATTGAAGGAGTAAGATTCCTTAAAGATGTAGAATCTAACGGTGTTCCTTTTGACCTTGCTCGACTAGAGTTTGGACAGAAAAGGATGCAGGAAGATATTGATGTAGCTGTAGCTGCTCTTGAATCCTTCCCTGAGGTTAGAGCATATCAAAAAGCCAAAGGAGGTATGTTTAATCCAAATAGTACAGTACAACTTCGTGAGTTACTATTTGATTACATAGGCTTAGCCCCAACGGGTAAGAAAACGGGTACGGGTGCTCATAGCACAGACGCAGAAGTTCTTGGGCAACTTGCCGAAGAACACGAAGTACCTAAACACATTTTAGAAATCAGACAAAAGGTTAAAATTAAGAATACATATCTTGATAAAATTATACCGAATCTCGATAGAGATGGCAGACTGCGCACTGGTTTCAACCTTCACGGTACTACATCAGGCCGACTATCTAGTAGTGGTAAACTAAATATGCAACAGCTTCCGCGAGATAATCCCACAGTTAAGGGTTGTATCAAGGCAAAGGCGGGTCATAAAATAGTTGCCATGGACTTAACTACTGCAGAAGTATATTGTGCAGCTGTGCTAGCAAATGATAAAGGTCTGATGAA